CAATCCCCGCAGGGCATCGTTCCTGGCTCGCATGGGTGGCAATCCTGGCCCTGAGTACAAAGACGGTGAACCTACGCGATTGCTGTTAAGCCTAAAGGCATGGGGCGCATCGTCTAAGGCAGATGCACAGGCCAAAGCAAAGAAAATATCAGCCCGAAACAAGGCAAAGTAATGCAAATACCTATCGTTAACGGTATTTACACCGACAACACTCCAGAGCTGCGTACATCGTACCCAGTCAACCTTGTGCCCGTGCCAAAGCAATCGGGCATCAGTAATGGGTTTTTGCGCCCAGGTGATGGCATTGTGTCGAACGGCACAGGCCCAGGCATTGACCGTGGCGGCATCAACTGGAAGGGCAGTTTATATCGTGTGATGGGCACTAAGCTGGTGGAGATTAACAGCGTAGGCACAGTAAACATTCTGGGTGATGTTGGTGGCCCTTTAGAACAACTTGTGACCTTTGATTACAGCTTTGACTTGCTGGCAATTGCCTCGGGTGGGCGGCTTTATTACTGGAATGGAACAACGCTGACCCAAGTCACAGACCCTGATCTTGGAGTGGTTCTGGACGTAGTTTGGGTGGATGGTTACTTCATGACCACTGATGGCGAGTTCTTGGTCGTCACTGAGCTTTCTGACCCCACCCAAGTTAATCCATTGAAGTACGGTAGTTCCGAGGTTGACCCTGACCCTGTGGTGGCGTTACTCAAGCTGCGAAACGAGGTCTATGCATTGAACAGAAACACAGTTGAGGTGTTTGATAACACGGGCGGAGAGTTGTTCCCATTTGCAAGGATTGACGGAGCACAGTTGCAAAAGGGCGTGATCGGCACTCAGGCTTGTTGTGTTTTCATTGAGCGCGTAGCATTTTTAGGCAGTGGACGCAATGAAGCACCAAGCATCTATATAGGCGCAGCAGCAACCGCCCAAAAAGTTAGCACGCAGGAGATTGACAACATCCTGCTTGAGTACACAGAAGCTCAATTGTCATTGGTCAAGCTAGAAGCAAGAAACGACAAAAACCACCAGCACCTTTATGTGCATCTGCCTGACCAGACCCTTGTTTATGATGCATCTGCATCTGAAGCTCTGCAAACCCCAGTCTGGTTTACCTTGGTCAGCACCCTAGTGGGGCTTGCCCAATACAAGGCACGCAACATGGTTTATGCCTACGACAAATGGCTGGTGGGAGACCCGCAATCAACCAATATTGGCTATCTAGTGCAGGACACAGGACATCACTGGGGGCAGCAAGTGCGCTGGGAGTTTGGCACGTTGATTGTCTACAACGAAAGCAACGGGGCGATCTTTAACGAGCTGGAGTTGGTCAGCCTGACGGGTAGCATTGCCCTTGGCAAGAACCCGCAAATCAGCACCAGCTACTCATTGGATGGCAAGACATACAGCCAAGAAAAATTTATCTCTGTTGGCACGATTGGCAACACCAAGAAGCGCCTAGCATGGTTCCAGCAAGGTCACATGAGGAACTGGCGCATCCAGCGCTTCCGTGGTGATAGTGATGCCCATGTGTCTTATGTCCGGTTGGAAGCACAGATTGAACCATTGGCGTACTGATGGCAACCGCACCCATTTCCCGCAAGTTAAATCTGACGCGAGACCAGCTTGCTGCATTCCTAACTGACCAACAGCAGATCAGACAGTTTGAGCTTTTGTTTTCTACGGTTGACCAACTGCAAGTTATCGTCGGAACTGATTTTGAGTTCCAAGCGGACAATGCGACAGCAACTGCAAACGAGGCTTTGGCTCAGATTTCGGCTTTAGCTCAACAATCAGCATTGAACGCAGCACTAGCAGAAAACAGGGCAAATCAAGCATTGGAGTTAGTGAACAAATTGAATAAAGCCGTTGAGGGCTTGCAGATGACTCCACCTCCAAGGGAGTTTAAGCGCAGCCGATATGGGTCGTTTTATGACACCACTACACAGGTAGCTACGGTCATCAACACAGCAAAAGCAATCACGTTTAACACGACAGACCTGAGCAACGGTGTATTTATTGGAACCCCTACATCGAGAATCATTGTAGATAGCGAGGGTGTTTACAACTTTGACACATCTTTTCAACTAGATAAGACCTCAGGAGGCACAGGAATATTTGATTTTTGGTTTCGCGTTAACGGTGTCGATGTGTCAGACAGTTGCAGCCGGATTAGAATTCAAGGTAACAACGCTGAGATTTTTTCATCGCTAAATTATTTTTTTGATCTCAAGGCAAATGACTATGTTGAGCTGATGTTCTCGGTTGATACCCTTAGTGTTGAGGTTACTGCTTTTGCTGCTTCAGCACCCCACCCAGGCATTCCGTCCATAATTCTCACAGTCAACAACAACATCGGAGGTGTTCAATGACCGTCACAGTAAAGGTGCTAATTCCAGCTAAGCAAGCTGAAGGCAGCCAAACCACCCAATACACTGCAACGAATGTTAAGGCGATTATTGACAAATTCACAGTGACGAATACCAGTGCCAACAATGTGACTTTCAGTTGTAACCTAGTCACGGTTACTGGGTCAGCATCGGCATCGAACCTGATTATTGATGCGCGAACCATCGTTCCTGATGAGACCTACACTTGCCCCGAGCTGGTGGGTCAGGCATTGGATGTTGGTGGTTTTATATCTACGCTGGCAGGGACTGCAACATCCCTGACAATTCGTGCATCAGGCCGCGAAATTTCATAAGGAGCACAGCATGGACAAATTTATGGTTATCCCCAAAGGCTTCATGGGCTTGCCCAGCGAAGAGGAGTTTTTGACCGTTGCCGAAAACAAGGCCAATTTCTTGATTGCGGTCAAAGATTGGCACTACGGGCCAGAAGAACCCAGCAACGACCCTAAGGCAAACCCTGAGTTTTATGAGTCCTTGGCAGAAGCGATGCAGTGTGATGCAAAAGATGCACGGCGCAAGCATTGCTCAAACTGCGGGTACTACGACAACAGCCTGATGACCCAAGTACGAATTGAGCGCATCCCGATGGCTGGGTACGACACTGGCTATGGCTATCGTGGGCACTGTGAAAAACTGAACTTCATCTGTAACGACATGCGGGTTTGCCAAGCATGGGAAGATGAAGAGTATGAAGATTTGTAAAATTGTGCGAAAATCGAGCCGCTGAGTCTATCGGGCCACCAGCAGCTCACCCTGAAGAGGAGTTGTGCATGACTGGTATTGATTGGCTCAAAGAGAACCTGCAAAGGGTTCTGCTACTGCCTGCGCCAGTCGTGGAATGGCTGGTTATGGTCTACGATGCAATCCAGGTTTTTGACGATGTTGCCGATGGCGAAACAGTTGAGCGCAAAGACCTAAATGCGGCCATTTGGAACACATTGGTAGGTATGCACCAAAACCAATTTTTCATTGCCAATAGCCATCACCTTATTCCTTTACTCGCAACAGCAATCATGAAGTGGCAAGCCTCTGACCAGGCAGAGCGTGCAGGCCAAGCCGATGCTAGATCATTCGTCTGGCGTGCAGGCTACTACGACCTGATCTTGATGGCTGTCTCAATCACGCATGGCCCAGGATTTGCCACAAAAAATGCTCATCTTGTAATGGAGTTGTATGGCGAAAAATTTGAAGATTACATAAAGGAGTTCGGCAATGCCTGATCCAGTCACAGCCATAGTCGTTGGTGGAAGCCAGCTTATCGGCAGCGCAATGCAAGCAGATGCTGCTGGCAAAGCTGCCGAAACGCAATCTGGTGCAGCCGCTGCTGGAATTGCAGAACAACGTAGGCAATTTGATGCTATGCGTGAATTGCTTAAACCTTACACTGAGGCAGGTGTTCCAGCACTTGAGGCGCAGCAAGCATTCCTGGGTCTACAAGGGCCAGAGGCCGAGCGTGCAGCGATTGAGCGAATTAGGGGTGGCGAGACATTCCAAGCACTTGCTGGTCAGGGCGAGGAAGCATTGCTTCAACGTGCATCAGCAACTGGCGGGGTTCGTGGTGGCAACATTCAGGCCGCACTTGGGCAATTCCGTCCGCAGCTTTTGTCCGGTCTCATTGAGCAGCAATACAGTCGTCTTGGTGGACTTGCAAGCATGGGTCAACGATCTGCTGCTGGAGTTGGTGCTGCTGGTATGGAAACAGGAGTTAACGTAGCAAATCTTTTAGGACAACAAGGAGCAGCACAAGCAGGTGGACAACTTGGGCAGGCTAAAGCCTACGGTCAGCTATTGAATATGCCAGCTCAATTCCTTGGTATGCAATATGGTTCAGGCCGAACTCCTGGTTTTGGTTCAATTTTTTAAGATAAAACATGGCCACCATCAATCCATTCCAAGGCCCAATCAACTACGCAGTTGATGTGCAAAGCCCATTTGAGGCAGCAATCGGCGGCTTCAAACTTGGCGCAGCAGGCGCAGAGGCTCAAGCACAAGCAACAGCACGCGATAACGCGGCAAAAGCTCAATCAAAATTAGCAGAATTGTACGCAAATCCATTTGCAACAGCCGAAGATTATGACAAGGTAATAGCTTTTTTGCCTAAAGACCAAGCGGCACTCGTAAGCCAAGGTTTTGAAAGAAAAACCAAAGAACAGCAACAAAATACTTTGCAGCAAGCTGGCCAAGTTTTTACGGCCCTTAAGTCTGGACAGCCTGATGTTGCAAAAAAATTGCTTACAGATCAAGCGACTGCATATAGGAAAGCAGGACGTGAGCAAGATGCAAAAGCCACAGAGACCTATTTTCAGATGATTGATATAAATCAGCCAGGCGCACAGACCACCATTGGACTGATGATTGCAGCCTTGCCTGGTGGTAAAGAATTGCTTGAAAATGTGGACAAAACTTTGTCAACACAAAGAGCTGAGGCGTTAGCACCATCTGAACTGGAAAAATCCCAATCTTTAGCAAAACAAGAAAAGACAAAAGCTGAAGTGGCTGCTGCTACTTCAAAGGCAGACATTGATAAAGCTATTGCACTAGCAAGCCAAGAAGAAAGCAAAGCTCTTGTTGCACTTGAAACGGAAATGGATGAAATTGCCAAGGCAAAGGCACTGCGTAGATATGAAGACGCAAAAGCTGCTACCGAAGAGTTAAAAAATGAATATGCCAGAACAAATGCGATACTGGATGTGAAGCAAAAGGGTGTTCAACTTGGTTTGACAGAAGCTCAGATTAAACAGGCTGAAGCCTCAATTGCGGCATCTAATGCTGCGGCAAAAAAAGATGGAGCAGAAGCAGCACGCCTTGAAGCGCAAGCAAAACAAATCGCCGATGGCATCATTCCTAATGAAAAGCGTCCAGAGGCCGAACGAAATTTTCGCAATGAATACAACGATCGAACAAAAGGTTTTCAAGACACTAAAGCTGCTTACACGAAAATTTTGGCTGTGTCTGACCCAAAAACACCAGACGAAGAAGCCCCAGCAGACATAGCGTTAATTTTCAACTTTATGAAGATGCAAGACCCTAGCTCAACAATCAGCACTGGGGAGTATGCCAACGCTCAAAATGCTGCTGGCGTTGCTGATAAGGTTGTAAACCTTTATAACAATCTGCTTAAGGGCAGCAAATTAAGTCCAACACAACGAAAAGCATTTAGAGGACAGGCTGAAAATCTTTACAATGCTGTTAGACAACAAGAGGACATTGTTCGCAAAGGTATTGACCGCATTGCTAAAGGCATGGGATTAAATACTGAAAACATTTTCTACACTCAAACCGAAGTAGTGCCAACCGCAGTATCAGGAGCACCAGCACCATCACCAAATACCGTAAAAGTTGGTGATATGACCTACACCCGTCCTGCAAACTTCACTGATAAGCAGTGGAGCGACTACAAGCAAAGTGTGGGTGCAAAATGAGTCCAGAAGAATGGCTGGCATCTCAGCCTAATCAGGCTGCTCCTGCAACTCCTGTGACTGCTGCGGCTGCTGCGCCTTCGGTTCCTGCGCCTGCGGCAAGCTCACAAGTAGCGCCAAGCGCGCAGACTGCCCGCGATCAAGAGGCTATTCCAATTCTTTTGAAAGAACTGGAAGTTGCTCAAGTCCGAAAGAATGCTGGCGATACTCGCGCTGCTAGTGATGTTGATGCAATCGTCAGAGAATTGGCTCTCAAAGGAGTCAAGGTAGACGCTACACCGGCTTCAGTCGTTGCGCCAGCAGCATCCGCTGCGGCATCCGCTGAAGCACTCAATGCGGCACTGGCTTTGCCGCCATTGTCGCCTGAAGAATGGGCAGCATCACAGCCAAAAACTGGCTTCATGGAAGGCTTTTTTGAGGGCATCGCTGAGTCAGTGACAGGTAGCAAACGATCGGCATCGCCAGAGGTTGCGGCTGCACTTGCTGAAAATCGAACAATCTACGATATGCCAGAGACTAACCAAATGTCCGTTGGTTTATTGAAGGCGGCACTTGGCGGGTTAATGGCTGGCTCCGAAGAACGCGCCCAGATTTTTGCAGCTAATTTTCCTGGCCTAACTTATCGCCTTGACCAGCAAGGCACTGTATTTTTACGCTCCCCTACGGATGGAAAAGAATACGTTATTGAGCCAGGCTTGACCGTAGAAGATATCCCACGGGTTGGTTCAGCAATTGCAGCATTCACTCCAGCAGGTCGAGCACTCACCATCCCTAGTGCGATGGCAGCTGGTGGTGCAACTCAGGCAGTTATTGAAGCAAGCCAAGCAGCAACTGGTGGGCAATTCAATGCCGGCGAAGTTGGAATGGCGGCGGCCACAGGCCCAGTAGGGCAGGTTTTGGAGCGGGCAGTTCCTCCGGTAGTCCAAGCAGTTAGAAAAGGCATACAGGGCCGCGCACCAGTTACTCCACCGGCTGCTGCTCGTACCGCACCGCCTGTTGAACCAGCCGAGCCATCATTTTTTAGAGAACAACCGCCACCTCCAGCTGGTACAGTAACTCCAGAGGCACCGCCGCCTGTACCACCAGCAGCGTCAACTGCGACAACTACCGTGACCACAGAGATTGTCAATAATTTGGTTCAGAAGGCATCTGGTACAGGGTTTGGCTCAGCAGCAGCACGCGATAAGCTGGCTGATCTTGCTCAAATCAACTTGGCGGCTAAGGAAGCAGCAGACCGGCTAGGCATTCAACTGCCTGCTGATGTGTTTAGCGACAATCCACAGGTTCGCGCAGCCGCAGGATTGACCCGTTCTCTGGCTGCTGGCGAGGCCGAAGCAGCATGGCGCACTACCGTTACTCAAGCCGTTGACAAGGCCGATGATGTAATCAAGCAGTTTGATGCTCAGTTTATTGAAGGTGCAGTCGCACCTGGCGTAGTCTCACAAAAGATCAAAGACTCGCTGACTAAGACAAGATCAGACCTTAATGCGGCAGCAAGCAAAATTTACAATGCAGTCGATGAGGTGGTGCCGAAGACATCAATTGTTGAATTGCCAAAGCTCAAAGCAACGCTTGATACTGTTAAGGCTGAGGTTGGTGAAACAGGAATGTCCGCTGCCGAGCGCAATCTGTCAAAGATGATCGACGAGGGAAGCATCACATATGGTCGTCTCCAGCGTGAAAAAGGTCTGATTGGAAAAGCCCTCAATAAGATGGAATCTCCATACGGAAGCATGGCAGAGGCAGACCTCAAGCGTCTATATGCGGCACTGGCCGACGATCAACTGACAAACGTGGGAAGAATAGGTGGCGAGGAACTGCGCCAGCAACTACGTTCTGCCAATCTGATTTATGCCAAAGAGCGTGCATTGGGTAAGCGCATTGTGGATGCGTTTGGCAATGACATTGAGGGTAGTGTGGCTAACAAGATGCGTACTGCCATCACAGGCGCTGCCAAGGGCGATGCGGGTGAATTTATTCGCCTGCTCAAGACTGTCCCTGAAGACCTACGCAAAGAGACAATAGCCACCGCGCTGGCATCAGTCACACGCTCGGCCAGAGGCGCAGAAAAGGGTGGCTTTGGCTTCGCCGAGTTTGCCGACATCTACCCCAAGCTGCGTGCTAATCCAGAAGTTTACAAAACCATTGTGGACACGCTGGGCAAAGACTCTGCAAATGTACTGCGCGACTTGTTTGAGGTCTCTAAGCGCATTACAGAGGCTAGAGCCAATGTCCTGACCACCGGCAAGGCAAATCAAGCGTTTGGAAATCCTGAAGGTCTTATCGGCAAGATCATGGATAGCACCATCACTCAGCGCATTGTTACGACAGTTACAGGCATGGTTCCTGGCGGTGGTGCAGTGGCCCCTGACATCCTTAAATTTATGTCAACGAGTGCAGAAGATCGTGTCAAGGCAGCAGGAAAGCTCTTTGCTGATGAAGCATTCCAAAACCTTGCAGTTGAAGCGGCAGGCAAAGTGCCTAGCGCAGCATCTCTGCGTCGCGCAGCCATGTCACAATCCTTCCAGAAATTTGCAGACGCAATCAAACTGCCCAAAGCACTTGATGCTCGTATTCAGTATTTGCAATCAGCAATCCAATCCGAGCGACAATTTGACGAGGAGAATAAATAAATGTCCGCGATTGAAGTTCAACCACCATATCCAACCTTTGCTGGCGCTGACGGTCAGCCGTTGGAGAATGGATACATCTGGATTGGCACGGTCAATCTAAACCCCCAGGTCAATCAGATTGCGGTTTACTGGGACGCAGCATTGACCATTCCAGCAGTGCAGCCCATTCGCACGCTTAACGGGTATCCGGTTTACCAAGGAACGCCATCACGCTTTTACGTTGACAGTGACTACAGTATTCAGGTGCTTGACTCTAAAGGCAGCGTGGTCTACACATCACTGAATGAAAATGCTTTCCCTGGTTCTGCTGGAAATCTTGTTTTTAATGCCACTGGTGATGGAACAACAACTGTGTTTTCGGTTGCTTTTGTGCCAAGTTTGATTTACATCAATGGCGTGTACCAAAATACAAATACCTACACGCTAGCTGGTGGTAATGTCACATTCAGTCAAGCACCACCATTCACATCTATTATCGAATTTGTGTTCTAAGGAGAACCGGAATGTTAAAAACAGTCTCATCCATCGCCAATGCCATTGGCGCATTGAATTACAAAGGCACATGGGATGCCAATGCCAACAACCCAACACTGGCCTCCAGCGTAGGAACAAAGGGCGATTACTATGTAGTCGGCACTGCTGGATCAACCAATCTGAACGGCATCAGCAACTGGGGAATCGGCGACTGGGCAGTCTTTAACGGAAGCGTCTGGCAGCGTGTTGAAGGTGGTGCTGATCTAAATGGTGTTAATTTGTCAGTGTCTGGTACGGTCACATTTGCCACGCCACTTGCAATTGCCAACGGAGGTACAAATTCTATTGCTATGCCAACGTTCCGCGCATCATGCAGCGCTCAGACATTTACTACTGCTGTTGAAACAAAAGTTCAGTTTAGTAGCGTAGGAAACACAAATGAGTGGAACATAGGCGGCTATTTTAACACTTCAACATACAAATTTTTGCCGCTTGTTGCGGGGTACTATTTTGTAAAAGCGCAATTGTTTTGGGGTACTTCTGTTTTGGGCCGCGATCAAATTGCTATTTTTAAAAATGGGTCAGCGTACAACTACACACTTCAGCCAGGCAGCAACATAACGGGCGGTCAAACACACTCGGTTACGGCTACTGTGTTTTTAAATGGTTCCACAGATTTTGTAGAAATTTACGCTGTACAAAATAGCGGCGTTGATGTGGCAATAAACACTTCGTTGTCTTTGACAAATTTTGAAGCCCATTGGGTAAGGAGCGCGTAATGACTTTATTTGACAAAATCATGGCAATTTATCCTAGTTTAAGTGCAGAGGATTTTAACGTGCCAACGCAAAAAATAAGTCTGCGAAATGACGCAAATAACGAAGGCGATTACATTGCAAAATGGGAACACCCAGATTTTTCTAAGCCCACAGATGTGCAGTTAAATGGTGAAGGTTAAAAATGTCGTTAACTAAAGTTTCTTATTCAATGATTAAGGGGGCTGTAGTCAATGTGCTTGACTACGGCGCTGTAGCTGATAATTCTACTAATAACCAAGCCGCTTTTCAAAGCGCTATCAATGCTGCTGTGGCTACTCAAGGCGCGGTATACGTCCCTGCTGGCTTATACCGATTCTCAAGTGGCGTTACAATTTCAGACGCAGTTACAATTTTTGGCGATGGCTGGGGCAGTGTTATTTACGGAACATTTGCTACCGGCGATATGTTTACTGTTACATCACAAAGTCCTGTAAATATAAGTAACATAAAAATTACAAGCACTGTTAATAAAACAGCAGGCGCTGCAATTGCTTTCGACTCGGGCGCAGGAACTCAAAATAATTATTCAGTTATTGACTCATGCTTTTTTGAATATCAATTCCGAGGTATTTATTGCTTTAGAAATGCATATCAGAGAATAACTAACAATCATTTTACCCAAAATTCGGCTAACGGCGTGTCAATTTTTCTGGGCAATGCCACCACACCGGATGCTGGCGATCAAGTTGTTGCAAACAACCAAATTTATGGTGGAGCAAACGTAATAGGAATTTTACAATCTGGTGGTGGCGGCACTCGTATTTATGGCAATAAATTTCTTCAAATTCAAAATGGATATTATTGCCAATTTACAGGCTCATCCCAATCTGGGATAATTATTGTCTCAAATAATAGTTTTGATGGATGCACAAACTCATCTTTGATAATAACGGGAATTGATACTTCAATTCTTACTGACATTACAATTAACGGAAATGTATTTGGTGGTTCGCCAACTGATGCTTTTATGTATTTTCAAGCATCAGGAAGTGCATCAGTTGGCCGAATGGCAATTACAGGAAATTCTGTTATTCAAAATGCAGGCTCATCAGATATTATTACGTTAAACAAAATAGGTGATGCAAATATCTCAGGAAATACATTTGCTGGCGCGGGTGCAGTAACTTTAACAAGCGATTGCGTTGATTGCGTTGTTTCAAATAATTTATTGGAGGGCACTATTGTTGCAAATAGCTCTACATCAACTTATGTAGCTAACCCCAATACGACACAAACTTTAATTTCTAATAGCAATGTTTTGCTGGGCAGCGAAATTTCAACATCTGTAGTTGGCCGAATTAACTCTTATACGGCGGCAAACAATGCCAACGTCTTATTGATGTCTAAAAACACGCAAGTTGTTGCAACTATTGGAATGAAAAGCAGCACAGACACCAACTTTTATGTTGGCACTGGAAGTACAACAATTGGCACTTTCGGCGTGTTTTTGACCAATACAGGTAGTAGTTGGAGTTCTGTTTCTGACGAACGTATGAAGACTATTGTGGAGCCGATTGCAAACGCCGCTGAAAAAGTATCGTCACTCCGCGCTGTCATTGGCTACTACAACAACGATGAGGTCCAGGTTCGCCGACCATTCCTGATTGCCCAAGATGTGCAAGCAGTGCTTCCAGAGGCGGTCAACATACAAGATCAAGATGAGGGTACGCTTGGCATGTCTTACACTGATGTCATCCCGTTGCTGGTTGCAGCCATAAAAGAGCTTAAAACTGAAATTGAAATTTTAAAAACTATCTAAAATTATCAACTTATTTAATTTTAAAAGGAAAAAATTATGTCCACCAATTCACAAATTGCGTTTACCCCACTTGGCCAGACCATTGTGGTGGCATCTACAACTTCAGCACCGACTGGCATCCAAGCGCCTGTCTACGCCAAGTTTGACGCACAGAACGCAGGCCAGTTTCGATTTATCAACAATGGCACCGTTACAGTGTTCTTGGGCACTGGAAGCACCGCAGCAGAGGCTACGGCCAATGCAGTGGCTCCTACGGCTGGATCGCCTACAGCAGCCATTGTGCTGGTGCCTGGTGCAGTTGAAATCCTGCGCTTTAACAATGCCACCTATTTCAGTGGCCTGTCAGCCAGTGCAGCCACCGTCTACATTACGCCAGGCCAAGGTCTCTGATCTATGGAACAGCAACTACTCAACATCCTATTTGGCGCGGCGCTGGCTGTGGCTGGATGGTTCGCCCGTGAACTGTGGTCGGCGGTGCAAGAATTGAAAACAGACCTAAGTAAACTACCTTTGATCTATGTTGCGCGGACGGACTACCGCGATGACATGAAAGAAATTAAAGAGATGCTCGGCAAGATTTTTGATCGGCTAGACGGGAAGCAGGACAAGTGAGTGCGCTGGCTCATTCCCCTCATTCTGCTGTCGTTTGTCTACGGCGCAACAGTTAAGCGTGAGTGCAGCGTCAGCGACTTTGTAAACATTGCGTATAGTACGCAAGACCCAAAGGAACGCCATGATCGAATTGTTGAATGGTTGGATGACTCGGGCCAAGTCTGCACTAAGCAGCAGTTGGGCCTCATTTACACGAATCTGGCGCAAGTCTTAGGCGCATCGGATACCATGCGTGTCAGAACAAAGATTGAGAAACTCTATGAACGAGCAAAATGAATCTTGGTTAGCAAAGAACATCCAGCCGGTCACGGTTGCGTTCTTGCTGTTCTCTTACTTTTTCTTTGCATTGCTATCGGTTTTTGAGTTGGAGACGCGGGGGGCGTACGTGGATTTGCTTGGCCAAGCCATGATCATCGTAATCACCGCCATTTTTGCCGGCAAGACCGCCGAGAAGATTGTTGATATCCGTACCAAAGGAACCTCAAATGGCACTTGATCCACTCTCAGCATTGCTGGATATTGGCGGCAAAGTCATTGACCGTGTGTGGCCTGACCCTGAGAAGGCTGCGGCTGCTAAGCTGGAACTGTTCAAGATGCAGCAGTCGGGTGAGCTTGCTGCAATGGCTGGGCAGCTAGCCATCAACAAAGAAGAAGCAGCAAACCCGAATGTCTTTGTCAGCGGATGGCGACCATTCATTGGCTGGGTCTGTGGCAGCGGGTTTGCCATTCAGTTTGTGATTGGCCCTATGGCTGAATGGGGCAGTGCCCTTTACGGCAACCCCGTTAAATTTCCTCAAATGGATGTTGGAACAATGATGCCGCTGCTGCTTGGAATGCTAGGCCTGGGTACTTTACGCACCGCTGAAAAGATACAGGGCGTAGCTTCCAAATGATCAATTCCCGCAGTCTTGATGACCTAGCACCGCCAGTTAAACAACGGGCAGAAGCGTTTATCGCAGCGGCCAAAGCCAAGGGCATCGACTTGCTGGTGACCTCCACCTACCGCGACAGCGAGAGCCAGAACGCTCTCTACGCTCAAGGCCGCACAGCACCCGGCAACATAGTGACTAGAGCCAAAGCAGGACAGTCTTGGCACAACCACCGCTGCGCCTTGGACGTTGTGCCGCTGGTCAACGGCAAAGCAATATGGGACGATCAAGCCGTATGGAAACAGATTGGTGAGATTGGGAAGTCATGTGGCTTAGAGTGGGCTGGTGATTGGAAGACGTTCAAAGAGTTCCCGCATTTCCAATACACCGGAGGCTTAACAATTGCCCAGCTTCAGACTGGCGAAGTGATTGCATGATGATGCAATAGACCTGTGCTAGATTCTACAGAACTTTGTGGAGTCACCATGCAACCTAAAGTTTCCCGTGAAGAGTTTATCAATGTCTGGAAGCGGTTTGGATCTTGTTCTAAAGTCGCTGAACACTTGGATGTTTCTCAGCGTTCTGTAAATAACAGACGACGCAGAATTGAAAAAGAAATAAACCAGCCATTGATTGGCTTTGACCAGAGGTCGCAAAAATATTCTCAGTTCCAGCCCATACAGACCTCGCTGAACAGGGTAGATCTTGGCATCCTTGACCAGACCATAATCGTTTTTAGTGACGCGCACTTTTGGCCTGGCGAGTACACCACCGCCTACAAAGGACTGCTGTGGGCGATCAAGGAACTCAAGCCTCACGCAGTCATCAGCAACGGTGATGCCTTTGACGGGGCTACGGTTAGCCGCCACGACCCGCTAGGATGGTCAAAAACACCTAGCGTTATCGAAGAGTTAAAAGCAGTTCAGGCTCATCTTGGTGAGATTGAGGAAACAGCCAAAGCAGCACGACACAATTGCAAGTTGCTGTTTACTTGGGGCAACCACGACACCCGATTCGCCAACAAGTTAGCGTCCCAGGCTCCTCAGTACCGCGAAGTGCACGGGTTCCGATTGGAAGACCACCTCCCAGCCTGGGAGTTTGCCTGGTCTGTATGGCCTACACCACAATGCGTTATCAAACACCGTTTTAAAAACGGCGTTCATGCTACTCACAATGCAACTTTATGGGCTGGAACTTCGGTGGTGACCGGCCATTTGCACTCTTTGAAGGTAACTCCTTTTTCCGACTACACGCCTAACGT